TACTTGGGCAGCAGGAGAAGCAGTAGCAGTAAAGTTTGGTGATGCAGGTATGGAATACACAGGAAACGCTATTATCAATTCGATTTCTATTGATGCAGGTGTAGAAGAAAACGCAACTTATTCTATTTCTTTAACAGGTACAGGTTCACTATCTAAATCATAGTATTAACTTTTAAATCCATTAATTATGGCAATCAAAAACGCATCGGATTTATTAGTATACAAAACTGTTTCAGCAACAGCTCAAGTAACGAGAGTGTTATTTGAGGTTTCACCTACAAGTGGAACTCTAGGTAATTTAAAAATTAAAGATACTACTGATGGTTCAGGAGCAGTAGCCGATGTTACTACTGGTAATATGACTGCAAATAGTGCTTTACAAGCAGCTACGGTTTGTCGAGCAGCTTTACAAACCAAAGGATATAATGTAGGACTCCCTCAACAAATAGATGGTACTTCTTATTATATTGATTGTACTAATGGTGCTACAGGAAATGTAGCTACTATTAGTATTGAAGGAGGTACTGCAACTTTAGACGAATCTAAAGTAAATATAATAGTAACAACTTCAGGTTTAGCAGCAGGTCAAGAGCCTATTGCACACAGCACATCAGCTTCAGTTTCATTTAATATGGATTTGAGAGATACTACTACAAAAGATAGTGGTGGTTATCAAAACAATTTAGGTGGACTAAAATCATTTGAATTATCTACGGATGCTTTATTCGATTTAACTGCTGACTTAGACTTTCAAGAGTTCTTTAATGATTTGAAGAATAGAACTAGGGTAATATTAAGGTTTGCAGAACGAACTTCAGGTAGATATTACCAAGGTGCTGCTTTTGTTACAAGTGTTTCTATGGATGCAGGAGTTGAGGAAAATACAACTTACTCTGTAACATTCACAGGTACAAGTACAGCAACAACAGCTACATATTAATAATTAATAAGCATAAAATGAAAAAGGTAGAATTAGGTGGTCAGTTAAGACCTATTAGGTTTAGTTACTTATGTTTAAAGCAAATTTGCAACAAGTTAGGTTTAAAACTAAACGAATTAAATAAGTTAGGAACTGAGATAGACCACATTGGAGTTATCGCTTACTTTGGTTTGAAGTATGGTGCTAAAAAGAACGGAGAGAAGTTTAATTACAAAATATCTGATATTGAAGATTGGATAGATAATGAAGAGTTCTCTAAGATAAATGAAATATTTGAATCGTTCCAATTAGACCAACCTCAGTCAGAGGGAAAGTAGTAAAGGGTGAGGAAGTTGATGATGATGGTGAGGATATTGATTGGGATAAACTCGAACAGATAGGATTAGGAATGATGGGGTTATCGTATGATGAGTTATATGAATTAACCCCTCGTTCTTTTAATAATAAGTTAAAGGGATTTTCTGACCATTACAATCAATCAAATCAAGACTCTTGGGAGCGAACAAGAACTATTATGATTGCTTGCTTAATGCCTCACTCTAAAAAGAAACTAAGACCTACTGATGTATTACCTTTCCCTTGGGATAATAAAAATAAACCGAAGAAAGAAATAGCCTCAGAAGAACATATAAGAAAAGTTCTTGAAAAATACAAAAAAACTAATTTTAATAAATTATAAGTAATGGGTGCATCTGTAAAAACCATCTCGATAATTGTAGCAGCCAATATTAAAGGGCTAGAAGTTGGATTAGGTAAAGCGAATAAATCGTTAGCTAAATTCGCTTCAGGAGCAGCTCGTATGGGTTCTCTTTTATCGTTTGGGGTTACAGCACCTTTAACTGCTTTAGGTAAATCAGCTTTCGATACATTCTCTCAATTTGAGAATGGTATGATGAAGGTTAATACTGTTACTGGTGCTACAGTAGACGAGTTTAAAATGCTTACAGATGAAGCTAAACGACTAGGTGCTACTACACAATTTACTGCACTTCAAGTCGCTGACCTTCAATTAGTATTAGGTCGTAAAGGTTTCGACCCTACTGCTATTAAAAATATGGAGAAATCTATATTAGACTTAGCATTAGCAACGGGAGAAGATTTATCTCTTGCAGCCGACACAGTAGCATCTTCAATAAATGCTTTTGGTTTATCATCAAATGAAGCGTCAAGAGTAGCAAATACTTTAGCTTCAGCAGCAGCAAATTCATCCGTACAACTTAGTACATTCTCGACTGCTTTCGGTCACGCAGGGGCATCAGCAAACGCTGTAGGAGTAGAATTAGAAGAACTATCAGCGATGATGGGTGTTCTAATGGATAATGGTATCAAAGCGTCTAAAGCAGGTACAGGGCTTCGTAAAGTCTTTATGAAGTTACACAAAGAGGGTCGTTCTTTTTCTGAGATTTTAGATTTAGTTACTCAAGGAAATTTCGGCTTAGAGCAAGCTCAAAAGCTAGTTGGTGTTACAGCAGCCAATCAAATACTTATTCTTGCTAAGAACAAAGATAAAGTAGCAGAATTAACTCAAGAGTATCAAACTAATACTGGCAGATTAGATGAAATGGCTGAAGCGATGGGAGGAACAACCTTCGCTAAAGTTAAAAAGATGGAGTCAGCTATCGAGGGGATGAAACTTGAGATGGGTGCTTTAATTTCTGATGCTATATTACCTATTATAAAAAAAATAACAGAATGGGCTAGTGCATTTCAAGATTTAGATGGTGGCACAAAAAAATTAATACTACAAATAGCTGGAATAGCAGCAGTTCTGGGGGCGCTTTTACTTACAATATCTTTAGCTACAGCAGCTTGGGGAGCAATGACTTCAGCTATAGCTTTAGTTACAGGTGGTATAAAATTATTAACTCTAGCTATAATGGCTAATCCTTTAGGTGCTTTAGCAGTTGTAATAACAGCTATAGCAGCTCATTGGTTGATTTTCAGAGATAACAATAGAGAGGCTAATAAAGAGTTAGATGAAACTCAAACAAAAGCAAAAAAAGCAGCAGATAGGTTAGCTGAGATAAATAAAGAATTAGATAGGTCTGGTAAATCAAGTTTAGATTTAAAGAAATTAGAAGCTAAAGAAGAGAGAAATAGAATACTTGAAGAACATAATAAATTAAGCTTTTTAGCTGTTGATGCAAAGGCAGCTTTAATGAAGCAATACAATGAGTGGGGAGATGTTTTAAATAGAATTAAAGAATTAGAAAAAGAGCAAGAACTTGCTTTAAAAGGCACTAATATAGAAGTAGAAAATTTAACCGATAACTATAAAGATGTTACAACAGCAGCTCAAGGTTATATGGATGCTTTAGAAACTTCTGAGCCTGATGTAGATACACCTGAATTAAAAGGTGGTCGAATGGAAATGCCTGAACCAACAATACCTCTATCAAACCTTGAAAAAGGATTATTTAAAGCAGGTGATTTGATTGGTAGATTTTTTGAAAAGTGGGGCGAGTCGATAAAAATGGTTGGTAGTATTTTCTCTAATATGCTTAACAATAAAATGATAGCTTTAGATAACTATCATAAAAGAGAAACTGAAGCAATCGCTACTTCAGGTATGAATAGTAAAGACCAAGCAGAAGCACAAGAGAGATTAGATAAACAAGTAGCAGAAAAGAAGGCTAAATTACAAAGGAAACAAGCGATAGCCGAAAAAATGTCTGCTATATCAAGTGCTGTTATGAATACAGCATTAGCAATTACTAAGACTTTAGGTGAGTTAGGATTTTTAGGTATTCCTATGTCCTCAATAGTTGCTGGTTTAGGGGCAGTTCAAGTAGCTACTATAGCAGCCCAACCGATACCTCAGTTCGCTGATGGTGGGATTGTATCAGCACCAACATTAGGTTTAATGGGTGAGTATTCAGGTGCTAGAAGTAATCCTGAAGTTATCGCTCCGTTAGATAGATTAAAGTCGATTATAGGCGATACGGGAGGTTCTAACACAGTTATACCTGATGTAAAGATAAAAGGTGATGATTTATTGATTGTGTTCGATAGAGCTAATAGAAGAAAAAGTAGAAGGTAGATATAGATGGCATACGGTAAATTTAGACATAGCACCATTAAAGGTGAGAAAACAAGTACTTGGAATGTAGAAATTTGGAAAAAGGATTTCACAGGCTCATCAACTGAAATCAATCTGTCAGGAGAAGGTTTTGAGATTACTTGGAATGGTCAAGGAGGAACTAGAGATAGACAATTTATAGCTTCAGCTTGTACTTTAAATTTAATAATTGAAAACAATACCGATGAAGCATTTGTTTATGATGTTTTAAATACTGGTGTTCACAATTATTATATAAGAATTTATAGAGGGGCAGTAGATTCAGCCCACACAAATCTTTGGTGGTATGGTTGGGTAGAGTCGGCATTTGATGTTGTAGAGAATATACCATATCCTTATGAATATAAATTAAACGCAACCGATTCTTATGGTTTCCTTAATAAATTAAAGCCTAATACTTTCGCAAGTCAACAATTTAAGGCTGAATCTGTTGATACAGTTAGAGGTTCATTACTTAGTGTTTTATCATCAGCTCCATTTACATTTTCTATTTTAGATATAGGAGGTAGTACAGCAAATAATTTAAACCCAGCACCCGATAGTTTTAAATTTTTTAGGACTATATCTGATTGGTGGATGGATGGTGATAACAACCCATCAATAAACCCTTTAAATAAATATTATGTATCAAGTGGTGCTTATGCAGGTAGAACTACTTATAATGAAGAGGGTGAAGTTACATCAGGATTAAACTCACTACAATATAAGGTGCAAGACTATTTTAATGGCAGTTTAAAACTATTTAATTTAGTTGGGTTTTTAGCAGAAGGGGTTTATAATTTTGTACAACCTAATAGTTTTACAGGATATACTTCGGGTACAATAAAATCTTATAGGTCATCAAACTCAATCGGACTTTCCGAAGATGAAACTGCCGAAAATCTTAATTTAATTTTAACTATAGACCAATCAAACAACGCTATAGTTAATGGTTCGAGTTTAACTTACGAACCAGCTTTAGAGAGTGCAAGTGTTTCTTATAATCAAGAAGAGTCTTTTAATGTACCTGCTGGAACTGATTTAGAGAGTCCAATTCAAGCAGGTTATGTTAGTGCTAATTCAGGTTTATTTACTTTGAATTATGTAACTAAAAACTTCACTAAAGTTTTAAAGTCTGATTTTAGTTTCAATAATGATAACCACGATATATTTAATAATACATTTACTACTACATCTGCTTTAACTATAAAACTTACTGATGGTGTTGATACTTATTATTTACAAACCCAATCAGATAGTGATACTTTAGTATGGACTCAAAGCAACTCTAGTGCTTTAAGTATAGACATTATAAGAGGTTATCTAGCAGGTGCAACATCAAATCCTTTAAATACAGAGGATTTAGTACCTTATGGTGGTATATCAAATGACCCTGAATTTACTTACGCTTGGACTCAATCAGACCAAATGTTTAGTGGAGGTGGTGGCGGTGGTAATTTCCCTTGTAGAAGAAGTGCTGACTACACATTTAGTGGTAATGTTTATTCATCTTTTGAAACTTTATTAAGATTTGAGTGCAATGTAGAATCACCTCCTATAAGTGGAATAGTAAGTATAAAAACACAAACATCTAATCTTTATCATCAAAGAGATATAACAGGCGGACACGGCATAGACCCTTTCAGCCACGCACCACCTACACCAACATCTAACAAAACAGAGGTTATTGACTTACAATTAACACCCTCTGAAGAAAACGCATCAAACAATGCTGGGTCAGATATTGTATATACATCTACTCAAACTAATACTCCTGCCTTAGAATCTGTTGATTTAGGTTCATCTGTAATTGGTCAAACTACAGTAAATGACTTGTATGCAGTTAAATATTATGACGCACCAAACTACCCTCCTGTTACTTCAGGTTTTAGAAGAGGTAATTCAGGTTTATTTAAGAACATATTACAACTTAGAGTAAATGAGTTTTTACAACTTCAAACTAAACCTTTAGAAATATTACAAGCTGATATACAATCAAGAGATATATCACCATTAAGAGTAATTAAATACTCTATTAATGATGATGGTGCGTATAAATATTATTCATTTTTAGGCGGTACTTTTAAAGCTCGTAGCGAGATTATGAGTGGTGAATGGTATAAAGTAGATGAAACAGCATCGCCTATAGTTTCACCTGACCCTGTGACTTCAAATGAGTTTGTTTACAATCCTGAGCCTAATATTCCTGCAACTTTACCGACTAGGTCTTTAATAAGTAATACTATAGGGGTAACTGATACTGCTTATAATTCAAGTACTAGTATAATTCAAATTAGTTTAGCTGATAATGTTGAAAGTAAATATTACACAAATCAAAAATTGCTTTTAACTTCACCTAATGGTTCTAGTCCATTTGAAATTACTTGCTCTTCATCTAAAAAGAATGTAGATTATATTGATGTAAATGCTTTTACACCTCGTAGAGATTATCCTGCAGGCTCTTTAATATTAGTGCAATCTGCTGATTTAACTAATGTAATAGACCCTAACGTATCTTATCCTGCAACAGAGTTCACATCGGGTGGTACTACAATAAATGAAATTACTATAACTCCTGCTGAATTTAAACTAACAAATAGAGCAGGTACAGATGTATATACAGACGATAATGGTGGTAGTGTTAAGTTAAGTAGCACATCACAATTAATGTTTGCTATAAAAATAATACCTAATGGAACTACAGCTACAAAAGTTAATGTGTTTGGTTCAACTAATTTTAGTATTAGAGTATATAGTAGTAGTATAAATAGTTTTACTACAACTAATTTAGGTGCTGGAAATGCAAATACAGAGTTAGATATTACAGATTTAGTAGGTACGAGTAGAAATTATATAATAATAGAAGCAAATACATCAAATCTTACAGACAAGCTCTATGGAGCTACTATAACACTAGAGTAATGGATAAAAACACAATAGAAATGGGATTTGCTCAAGTAATGGCAATAGGATTAAGTTTATCTGATGTAGAGCAATGGTTAAGAATATTATCTCTATGTTTAGCAATATCATTTGGTATTTACAAGTGGGTAGAGAAATTAAGAAATAAAGATAAAAAGTAAGGGTGCTGTGAATTTCTAGTTTTTCGCTACCTTTTTCAGCTAGATTTTCCCGCCTTTACTAAAGGATTTATAAACAAGTAAACACAAAAATTATGCAACAACTATTAGATTTTTTATTAGCCAATGGAGCTGAGTTATTATTATCAATTTTAGCAGTAGCTAGAATCGTAGTAAGATTAACTCCTTCGATTAAGGATAATAAAGTATTCGGATATTTAGATGATTTAATTGCGTTCTTCATAAAGAACAATGAGAATAACTCTAAAAAATAAGTATTATGCCAGGATTCGGTTCAAAACTAATCGCTAAAGGTATTATATCTATACTACCTGAGATGTTCAAAGACCATAAAGGAAAGTGGTCATCTAAACGAACAGTATCGGGTGTGTTAGCTATAGCTGCTGTTAGTCAGATTGATTCAAGTGGAATCACTTGGCAAGTTCTTGTATTAGCTTTAATAGCTATACTACCTCTGTGCTTTTTAGGAGGTGAAAAATGTAAAAAGTGTCAAAACAAAAATAGTAATTAAAAACCCTTTAAAAAATTAAGGAATTATGGGATTTGTACCAACTAATAAAGTAACTCAACAAGCGATTAAAGCTGTAGATGTAGTTCCAGCTACACTAGAAACATTAGCTATACCAGGAGCAGTATTATATATTGGAACTGGTGGTAACATAAAAGTAGATACAGTATCAGGCGATACAGTTACATTTAAAAACGTAGCAGATGGTTCAGTTTTAGCTGTTCAAGTTAAAAAAGTTTATAATACAGGAACATCTGCTGGTGATATTATTGCTTTATACTAACCTTTAAAAAATTTAGGTTATGTTAATAAAACTAACAAATACACTTAACTCTATTGTCCGAAGGGTTCTTGGTGTAATTAAAGATGGACTAAAGTTGTGGCTACCTTTCGAGAAGAGTGAGATTCTTGGGGAGGATATAATTACAAACGGAGTTTTTGCTACTACAACACCTATTGGCACTGCGGGTAGTGGTTGGGCGAAGGTTGTCGCAGGAAGTTGCACAGTAGAATACGCTAATGGAGGCGTTAAATTAACGCAAGCAAGTGTAGGCAATCAAGATTGTAAGATTTATGCCCAAACAATTGGTGGGAGTAATAATATACTAACTATAGGTAAACAATATGAGCTGACCTATGAGGTTACGTCTAATAATAATTCTAGTGAATTAAAGTACTATAAAGGTGATGGATATGTAGATATAAATTATTCTGTTGGTTTTCACACTATTTCTTTTGTACAAGCAACTAATCAACTTTCTATTTTTTGGAATCGAACTGCTAACTCAGATATAACTTTAGACAACATCTCTATAAAAGAAGTAACTCAAATCGCACCTGATAAATCGGGTAACTCGAATGGGGCTACCTTATACACAGGAAAGGCACTTAGCTTTGATGGGGTGAATGATTATGTTGATTTCGGCTCTGATGTAAACAACAATAGAACGGTTTGGACTACTGCTATATGGATAAGTAACTTTACTGCTAGTAGCAGTCTTAGTGTTATATATGGTAGAGATAACACTAGGATTATTGGATTAAATAGAAACGGTAATGTATTTTATAGACAAGATAGTGATGGTAATACTTATAACGAATTTGATTGTGATGTATTCAACACATCATTTACAGACGCAAAGAGATTAGTCTTTACTTCTGATGGAACAGATGTAAAACTTTATTTAGATGGTATTTATATAGATAAAGTTACTCCTTCGACGAATACTGAATTAATACTACGCAGATTGATGGCAGGATATAGTACATCAGCACAGTTAGTCGATGCAACTGTTTCCGACTTTCAGTTGTACGATGTAGCTTGGACACAAGCCGATGTAACCTTTGACTACGAAAATCCTCAGCACCTTGTAACAGATAGAGCTGCTTCGAGTATTGCCTTATCTAATCTAAAAGGCTATTGGCACTTGAGCGAGGGAGCAGGTAGTTTCGCTTATAATAGTGCTGTTGCTTTAGGTAGTGAGATAATTACTAACGGAGATTTTAGTAGTGGAGGTACAGGATGGTTAGGAGATGATGCTACTTTAGATACAAGTGGTGGTACAGGTAAAGTGACTGCTACATCATCAACAGAGGCAGGAATAAAAACAAGTGGAATTAGCGCTCTAACTCAAGGTAAGACTTATAATTTAAAATTTGATGTTGTAAGTGCTACAGGGGCTTTTACGAGTGGTACTATTAAGGAATATTCAAGCTCTAATGTAGTCGGCACTTGGAGTGGTCTTGGTTCATACGATATTACTTTTACTTATCAAAGTTCTTCTTCGCAACTAAGGTGGTTGAAGAGTGTTAGTAGTGGTGATATTTTAGAAATAGA